CATTGATGAGAGAATGAACTTGCTGGTTGGTCGAAAGCCAACCGGCAGCGGAGGAATCCGCGATCTACCAACGAAATTGGAGAATATCTCATGAGCACAACACCGCGTGCATACTCTCGTTTGCTTCATTGTTTGTACGATGAACCAGCGCCAATTAATAAATTTAGTCCGCATTACTCAGTTTTCAGAGGAATCGATTCCCGTGATATTGAGTTTAAGCATACTGAGACTCCTCGGGTTCATGATTTTGCTGTCATTTGGGATGATGATCATGACGAGCGAATAATTCCTGTTTTGGAAGAAATACTCATGAGTGGGTTGCTCCCAGGTATTCAGTTTATTGGTGAGCACAAAGGTGATTTGACAATAATATTGGCTGCTAGGACTTATTGGGCTATTCCAGATATCGATGCGTATAAAGAAATAATTGGAAAGTTATCTCAAGCATCTGGAGATTATTGGAATGTGATTGTTGGAATGTACGATCATGGTGAAGGTAATCTCTACAGAGGACATCAGTGCCAGTTCAAGGAAATTATTGCAGCTTCAGAAGAAGCAACCCATGCGTACTTATTTACTATTGATTCAACGTGGCGATTAGGTACAAAAGAGTGGGATGGTGTTCTCGCTTCGGATACGAAAGGCAAACAAAACACTTTTTGGGGTAAGAGCAATCGGTACAAGATGGGCCCTGAGCTCTCTAGGTTCGTTGACCCCAGGTTAAAGGCATTTCCTACCATGCCACCTAGGCCTTTTCCTCCGGTGATTCCAAAGTAGTCGATTTCACCGATTGCCACTGCAAATAGTCTCATTTCACGGCATGAAATGAGACAGCGAAACCCAGAAACTGCCTGCATTCCGCCCTTGAGGCGACAACGAATGCAGGCAGTTTTTCATGAGTACATCGCAAAAGTGGTTCGCCATCCGCCGCAAGACTGCGCAGGCTGCAGCGGCTGCGGGTGTGCAGTCTGCCGCCGAGATCCTGATCTATGGCGACATCGGTGAGAGCTGGTGGGAAGAGACCACCAACGCCCGCGACTTTGTAGCCGAGTTGCAGGCCCTGGATGTGCAGGCCATCACCGTGCGCATCAACAGCCTGGGCGGCAGCGTGCCGGATGGCTTTGCCATCTACAACGCCATGAAGCGCCACCCGGCAACCATCACCACCGAAGTGGATGGCATGGCATTCAGCATTGCCAGCCTGATAGCCATGGGCGGCGACAAGGTGTGCATGGCTGAAAACGCCATGCTCATGGTGCATGCGCCCTGGACTTATGCAGCAGGCAACGCGGTCGAGCTGCGTGATATGGCCGATCAGTTGGACACTTGGGCCGCTGCAATGGCTACCAGCTATGCCCGCAAGACCGGCAATCACGATGCCGTCATGGCCTTGCTGTCCGACGGCAAGGATCACTTCTTTACCGCTGCCGAGGCCTTGGCAGACGGCTTCATTGATTCCATCACCGATGCGTCACCCGTCGCTGCCAGCGCTGCCCGTGACTTGCCCCTTTCTCGTTACCGCTCCCTGCCTGCTGCTTTGCAGCGGGCTGGGGGTACTTCTGCGGCACCTGCCGCGCAATCCGCTCCTGATGAGGACAACATGAAAAAGAACCGCACCCATGTGCTGATGAACGCCATTGGCGCATCTGGCGCTCCGGCAGCTGGTGGCGGAAGCGCCGCACCAGCCGCTGCAGCTCCCGTCGCTGCTGCTTCCACGCCAGTGCCCGATGCGGCTGCGCAGGCTGCTGTGCTGGCCGCTGATCAGACCCGCCGTCAGTCCATTCGCGCATCGTTTGCCGCCTTCGCCGGCCGCGACGGTGTGCAGGATCTGCAGCGCCAGTGCGAAGATGATCATTCCGTCTGTGCGGCCGCAGCTGGTGCTCGACTGCTTGCTCATCTGGGCTCGCAGGCTACGCCCGTGGCTGGTGTGAACATCACCACGGTGGAAGACGAGGGCGACAAGCGCCGCGATGCCGCTGTGTCCGCTTTGCTGGTGCGTGCCGGCTACGCTACCAAAGAGCAGGTGTCTGCCCACGGTGGCAATCCATACCGTGGCATGAGCCTGGTGGAAATGGCCCGTGCATCCCTGGAATCCGCCGGCGTCAGTGCCAAGGGCAAGGATAAGCGCGAGCTCGTCGCTGCAGCCTTCACCCAGTCCACCAGCGACTTTCCCATTCTGCTCACCGATGCCATCCACCGCGTGCTGCTGTCCGCATACGCCGTGCAGGCACTGACCTGGCAGCGTTTCTGCAAGCGCGGTCAGGTGTCGGACTTCCGTGAGCACCATCGTTTTCGCGTCGGCTCGCTGGGCAATCTGCAGCCCAAGGGTGAAAACGGTGAGTACAAGAATGTGCACATCCCCGATGGTGAGAAGTCCAGCATTGCAGCCGCAACCAAGGGCTTCATCATCAACCTGTCGCGCGAAATGATCATCAACGATGACCTGGGCGCGTTCACCGATCAAGCTGCCGCCATGGGCCGCAGTGCCGCCCGCACCGTCGAGGCTGATGTCTATGCGCTGCTGGGTGAAAACAACGGCCTGGGCCCGACGATGCTGGATGGCAAGCCCTTGCTGCATGCATCGCACGGCAACGTGGTGGCCGAAGCTGCAGCACCTTCCAGCGCTGCCTTTGAAGCCTTCCGCATCCTCATGGCAAAGCACAAGGATGTGAGCGGCAACGACTTTCTGGATCTGCGCCCTGCTGTCTGGCTGGGCCCTGTGGGTCTGGAGGGCCGCGCCAAGCTGATCAACAAGTCTGAGTTCGAGATCAGCACCGATGTGAACCCCCTGACACCCAACGTGGGCCTGGGCATGTTCCGCGACATCGTCGGCAGCCCCCGTCTGGATGGCACTCGCTACTACGCCTTCACCGATGTCAATGAAGGTGCTGCCCTGGAAGTTGCCTTCCTCGATGGCGTGGATACGCCCTTCATCGAGCAACAGGACGCTTTCGATACCGATGGTGCGCGCTTCAAGGTTCGCCTCGATTACGGCGTGGGTGCTCATGACCACCGCTGCATCGCCACCAACGCCGGCAAGTAAGCCCAGCTGCTGACAAAGGAGTATTGAAATGGCAAACAACTTCATTCAGCCCGGCAAGGTGCTGGACTATGTGAACACCACCGCTGATGCGGTGGTCAGCGGGCAGGTTGTGCTGGTCGGCGTCATTCTGGGTGTTGCCCTGGGCAACATCGCGCCGGGTCAAACCGGCTCCGTCCAAATTGATGGCGTCTTTGCTGTCCCTAAGTTGGCAGGTGCTGCCATTGCCCAGGGCGCGGTGCCTGTGTACAAGCCGGCCGATGGTGCTTTCACGGGAGCTGCTGCAGCTGCTGGTGACATCTCTGGCGCTTGTGCAGTGGCCTTTGTTGCGGCCGCAGCTGATGCCGAGGTCGTGCATATCAAGTTCACCGGCGTGCCCGGCACAGTGAAGGCTTGAGGCATATGCCTGCATCTCTTGCTCCATTTGCAGCTGCTGAGGCTCGGCTCAATGCTTCTGTGCTGCGTCGTCTGGCCAATGCCACCGCCACATGGCAGGGCGGTCAGCCATTCGGCGTGATTCTGGAAATGGAGCAGGGGTCGGAGTACGTGCCTGGCTCTCCCATCACTGCGGAGCGCAGATCGGTGTCGCTGGCGGTTTCCTCCTGTCCGGGCATTGCTGAGGAGGCTGTAGGTCTTGTCGTCAATGGCGTGGCCTATCGCGTTGCCTCGGCCGTGGTGCCGGATGCCACGGGTTGGGCGGTCATCAGTGTGATGGAGGAATGAGCATGGCTGCGAACCAGTCGATCTTCTGGCGCGCAGCGAGCGCAATGTCCAGTCATCTATCGCAAGTGCTTGGGCCTGATCAGCCGGTGTTTATGCGTCGTGCACGCGGGCTGCCTCAGGCAGTCAAGTCCTGCGTGATTGTGCGTGTGCCGCGTGCCACTGCCACGACGGGAACGGGGGCAAGCGTTCCCAGCCTGTGGGGCTCACATCTTCAGGTCGATTGCCTTGTGCGCTCAACCGCCGAGGTCGATGCAGTGGCTGATGTGCTTCTTGGGCGTGTGATTGAGGCTTTGAAACCCGAGGCTGTGCGTGACGCATCTATTTCTGGGCTGCAGCTCGCTCAGATCGAGTGGGATGACGACTACGACGGTGAGTCGTCCGTCTGCATCTCGATTTCTTACCAATTGCGTCATGCCGGCCCCCGTGGCGGTGGTGTGCGCGTCTGATTTTTGAAAGGGGCCGTCATGGAACCGATTTTCTGGACCAATGTGGGCATCAGTGTGCAGACGGCAGCGACTGCCGAATTTGCCATCAAGAGCATCAGCAAGGCGGCAGAGGCTGTGGCCGCGTTCGAGGGTGATACACCTGAAGGACTCAAAAACGGTGCCATCGTGCGCTTGACCAATGTCAACGGCATGGTTGCGGTCAACGACCGTGCTTTCCGTGTCAAGGCCTTTGACGCTGCGGCCAAGACCTTCGTTCTGGAGGGTGAGGACACCACCGACTATGGCGATTTCACGGGTGGTTCGGCTGTGGTGATCACGCTGGGTGCCGACTTCCGCTCTGTGCAAGAGGTCAATGCCTCGGGTGGCGACTTTGAAAAGGCCGATATCACAACGGTGCACGGCATGCTGCGCCGCCGCCGTTCGACCGTGCAGAACCCCGTCACCTTTGGCTTTACCAACCTGTTCGACATGGGTGATCCCGGTTTCAAGGAATGCGTGAAGGCTCACCGCAGCAAGACCACGCGCGTGATTCAGCTCAGTTTCGGTACCGGCCCAAAGATCCTGTTGGTGGGCGCTCCTGCCGCCACGGGTGTGCCTACCGGCCAGGCCCAGGGCGTCGTGCAGACCCCTGTGGACATCGAATGCCAGGGCGTGCCTACCACTCTCGAATCGTGATCGGAGACCAAGAATGACTGTGCTTATTGAAGTGGATGACGTGGTGCGTGTGCCTGTAGAAGGCCAACTGGTCGACAAGTCGGGCCAGCGTGTTGATTTCAGTTTCAAGATCGACATGCGTCGCCTGACTCAGGATGAGTTCGATGAGGAATTGTCGAATCCCGGCATTGACACCAAGACGCTGGTGACCCGCGAGGCCCGTGGTTGGGATGGAGTGCTCAACCGCGATGGCGACGCCGTTCCCTTTAGCGGTGATGCTCTGCAGCGCTTTCTGCGCATTCCCGGCATGACAAACATGGTCTGGGTGGCCTATGCCAGCCATGCCGGGGTGCAGGCAAAAAACTCCGAGCGCTCGTCCGTCTGAGCCTTGAGCAGCAACGCCGTGAGTCCAAAGCCCATGCCAAAAAACAGCAGCCTGCAGCCGCGCCTGTTGATGCCAGTCATGCACTGGCAAGGCTTGCGCGACTGGTTCCGCCCAGCAGCGATCAGGCTGAGTCTGCGGCACCTCCTCAGCGCTTTGCGCTCTGGAGCTGCAATGTGCAGCCCTGGCGACATTGGCTCAACGTGCAAACCATGTGGGCCACAGACGGCGGGTGGCGTTGCGGCCTCCGTGTGGCCGATGTTCGGGCCTACATGGAGCTATCTGGCGTTGAAGAAGGCGAGCGCGAATCCCTTTATGCGCTTTTGCAAGAGTGCGAGCTCGAAGCTCTCACGGTCTATGCCGAGCATTGGCAGGCTGATGAGCAAGAGCGTGCGCTTGAGCGTGAGCGTGAAAAGCAGCGAGACAAGCTGCGCAAGTAATAGCCGAGGAGTCGCCTGATGAGTGAAGGGCAGCGCATTGGCATTTACCTTGATCTGTTCGGAGCTGGTAAGGCTCAGACGGATCTCAAGGCCGTGGGTTCGGGGCTCAATGCCTTGGGCCCGGCCAGCCAGGCCGGCGCGCGAGCTGCCACGCAGCAACTGGGCACCATGCAGGTTTCTGCGGCCCAGACCGCAGCCGCATTGCGCCAGGTTCCTGCACAGTTCACTGACATTGTGGTGTCACTGCAGGCTGGGCAGCAGCCTTTGACGGTGCTGCTGCAGCAGGGCGGGCAGCTCAAGGACATGTTTGGCGGCACGGTGCCGGCTCTGCGTGCCATGACGGGCTATGTGGTGGGCCTGATCAGCCCGCTGACATTGATTGCCGGTGCTGTCGCGGCGCTTGGCGTGGCGTACTACCAAGGCAGCCAGGAGCAAGACAAGTTCAATCAGTCCATCGTCATGAGTGGCAACCTGGCGGGGGTGACTGCGTCCAAGTTGGCGGAAATGGCTAAGTCCTTGTCTGGCAAAGGCTACAGCCAATCGGGCGCAGCAGATGTCTTGTCTCAGCTGGTAGCAACAGGCAAGGTTGGCGAGCAGCAACTGGAGCGCTTCGCGGCCGTGGCCATGGATCTGGAAAAGCGCGCGGGCATTCCTATTGCCAAGACCGTTGAAAGCATGGCCGCGCTGGGCAAGGAACCCGTACAGGCTTCGATGCGGCTCAATGAGCAGTATGGATATCTGACCACTGCAACCCTGGCGCAAATCAAGGCTGCTGAGGACGAGGGGCGAGCGTCCGATGCCGCAGCCAAGGCGCAGCAGGCCTGGGCTGACGCCATGTCTGGGCGAACCAAAGAGCTCACTACTAATCTGGGGTACATCGAGCGAGGATGGGAGGCCATCAAAAAGGCGGCATCCGATGCATGGAATGCGATGCTCAATGTGGGTCGCCCGGATACGGAGCAGGACGTTATTAAGCGCCTGGAGACGTTGATCGCCAATAAGAAAGTGGGCCTTGAGTCGTACAGGGAGACAACCGCCGGCAAGATGGTTCAGAAGGAGATTGACCAGATACAGGCACAGGTTGACCGCTTGAGAGCTGCGGAGAAAGCCAATGCGGATCAGGCGGCTCAGAAAGGCGTTAACCAGAGGGTCCAAAACGAAGGCAATGCAGCGCTCAGTGCGGTGCAAAAAGTCAACGACATGGGCAAGACAAAGGCAGAGCAAGCCTCGGACGCCATTGACGAATACCGTCGCAATATTGACAAGCTGCGTGCCAGCCTGGCAATCGCCACCGACCCTAAGGACAGGCAGGCTCTCAATGACCTGCTGGACCCTGCCCGCATCAAGGCGGGCGAGGCTGCACTGCGCAAGAAGTTTGAGGACAAGGGGGCTGGTCGTGGCGCTTCCTCTATCCGGTCGGCAGACCGTCGCCTGGATCTGAGCGAGCTTCAGAATGCGATGCGCCAAGAGCAGGCCATGCTTGGCCAGCAACAGCAGCAATTGGAGCTGGCGCGCAGTGCTGGCTTGATCTCGCTGGAGGACTACTACCGGCAAAAGCGTGGGCTGATTCAGAAGAATGCCGGCCTTGATGAGGCTGGTACGCAGCAGCAGATCGACCGCCTGGAGCAGGAAAAGACCAAGGGTGCCGATGCGCTCAATGTGCAAAAGCAGATTGTGGATCTGCGCGGCAAGCTGGCTGTGCGCCAGATCCAGACACAGAACGAGCTGGCTGCAGTAGATCAGCAGGCAGCACAGGCTGCGCGTCAGCATGCTGCATCCATTCAGCAACTGGGCACGGCCTATGAGGCCTATGTGACCCAGCTGCAGCGCCGCGCTGATCTGGAGGTTGCAGGGCAGAGCATGGGTGACCGCCGCCGCGGTCATGTGCAAGGCCTGAGCAGCATTCGTGAGAACTATCAGGCGCAGCTGACCCAGCTCGACGATCAAAAGGGCATGGCTGCCGTCTGGACTCCTGAAAACGAAGAGTATTACCAGGCAAAGCGCGCCACTCTCGCGAAGCAGCTGGCTGATGAAGAGCGCATCTACGACGAAACCTACGACCGCATTTCCGAGAGTCAAGGCAACTGGATCACCGGGGCCATGCGCGCCACCGAGAATTATCTGGACTCGTCTCGCAATGTCGCAGCTCAGACTGCAGAGGCTTTCACGCGGGCCTTCTCCGGCATGGAGGATGCGCTGGTCAGTTTCGCCACTACCGGAAAGCTTGATTTCAAATCTCTTGCCAACTCCATCATTTCCGACATTGTTCGCGTGCAGGCGAGGGCTGCTATCTCCGGCATGTTTGGAGGATCTGGCGGTGGAGTAATCGGCTCGCTAGTTTCTGGCGTTGGCAGCTTGCTCAGCGGGGGGCGAGCCAACGGCGGCCCGGTGGGTGCGGGCCGTATGTACGAGGTCAATGAGAGAGGTGTGCCAGAGCTGCTGAATGTGGGCGGCAAGCAGATCCTGATGATGGCAGGAGAGTCGGGCACCGTTATCCCGCTTGATCGTGCATCTGGAGCAATGCCTGCTCGCTCGGCTGAGGTGGGTGCTTCGGGAATGTTCGTGCAGGTCGATGTGCATCTGAGCGCTGAATCTGGCGGCAATGTGACCGCTACAGCGTCCGGCGGCAATGAGGATCTGATGTCCAAGCTCGGTGCAGGTGTTGGAAACCTTGTCAAGAGCTATCTCGTTGGTGAAATGCGTCCGGGCGGCGTGCTCTGGAACGTCAAGAACGGGAGGGCCTGATGCAAGTGTTTGCCTGGGACCCGCGCATTGATCTCGTCGGCCAAACCAGCTTCAGAGTGCTTACTGCGCAGTTCGGTGATGGCTATGCGCAGCGTGCTGGTGACGGAATTCACGCGAAGGGCCATTCTTGGCCGCTGGAGTTTGCTGGCGAAGCGTTTGAGATTCGGCCAATACGTGCATTTCTAGATGCGCATGAAGGCTTTCGCGCCTTCCTGTGGACTCCGCCCATGGGTGAGCAATCCTCATTTGTGGCGCCAGAAGGCTATACGTTGAAAGCGCATGGCGCAGATTTTTTCACGCTCTCCGTGACTTTCAAGGAGGCCGCTCGCCCATGATCACAGCAGACATCCAAGACCTGGAGCCGGGCAAGCTGGTGCAGCTCTTTGAGCTGGATCTCACCGAGCTGGGCGACGAGATCTGGCGCTTTCACGGCTACGCGCAGGCGGATTCGATCTGGTGGCAGGGCGAGGAATACAAGCCTTGGGCCATCGAGACGGAGGGCTTTGCCCGCACCGGCACCGGCCAGCAGCCCACGCCGACCCTGCGCGTGGGCAACATCGGCCCGGATGGCAAGGGCGGCATGGTCTCCGGGGTGATCTCGGCGCTGTGCATTGCGCTCGATGACCTGGTCGGCGCCCGCGTGGTGCGGCGCCGCACCTTTGCGCATTACCTTGATGCCCGCAACTTTGCCGAGGGCAACCCCTCGGCCAACCCCAATGAGGAACTGGCTCCCGAGATCTGGCTGGTGGAGTGCAAGACCCACGAAGACAAGGAAACGGTCGAGTTTGAGCTGACCAGCGCCCTGGACTTCGACGGTCAGCAACTGCCCGGCCGTCAGATCGTGGCCAACCTCTGCGGCTGGCTGAGCAATGGCGGCTATCGCGGGCCGTACTGCGGCTACACCGGCGCGGCCATGTTTGACCGTGACGGCAACCCCATCACCGACCCCACCAAGGACCGCTGCGGCGGGCGCGTGAGCGATTGCAAAAAGCGCTTTGGCGAGTGGGAACCCATCAACTTCGGCGGCTTCCCCAGCGCCGATACCTTGCGAGGCTACTGATGCTGCACAAGAAGACTGTGGACGCCATCAAGGCTCATGCCCTGGCTGAGTACCCGCGCGAGTGCTGCGGCTTGCTGATCGCTCAGGGCCGTAAAGAGCTGTACCGCCCCTGCGTCAATCTGGCACAGGGCACGGAGCAATTTCGCATGGCGCCCGAGGACTGGGCCGATGCCGAGGATGCCGGCCGCATCCTGGCCGTGGTGCATAGCCACCCGGATGCGCCTGCTCAGCCCAGCGATGCTGATCGCGCCTCCTGCGAGGCCACGGGCCTGCCCTGGGTGATCGTGAGCGTGCGTGAGGGCCTGATCGAGGAGGTGCACCAGTTTGCGCCCACGGGCTGGCAGGCGCCGCTGCTGGGCCGCCAGTTCTTCCATGGCGTG